TACCGGAATTTCGCCACGAATTACGGCATCACGAAACATGCCGTAGTATTTCGGGACGGCAGTGTTCGATAACGCCATTATTTTATTCTCCTACTTCTTTTTATTCGGGTTTGCAGCGATATACTGTGCAGCCTCTTTAATGTTGAATTCCTTTGTCATTGCGGTCTTAACGGCATAGGTCATTGCGCCGGCCGCGGCCATAGTCAACGCTTTCTTTCCCGACGCAGAAAGAATTTCTGAAACATACTTTCTACCAGGTGCGATGTCATCTTCAGTAAGATTCTTGAACTCACGTTCCAATTTAAGTCTCTCAATCCTCTTCTTCAAATCAGCATCGGACATTGTTCGCCGATTCTTAACGGCAGCCTTGCGTGCTGATACATCATTCTTATCATCAGAAGACTTGTGGGAATGCCCCCTGGCTCTATCAAGCTGTGCCTCGGGCCTTCGAACTCCCCATTTCATTCCAAGAATTCCATGATGTGCTAAATAGGTGTTATTCATTTTGAATCTCCC